CGTGCCGCTGGGCAAGCCTGCGAGCGAGCCTACCAAGCAGCAAGGGAAGCCCTGAAATGATCCGCGCATCAATGCTCTGCATCTTCGCGCTCTCAATGCCCGCAATGGCTCAAGCGCCTGCACAGCCACCCGTGCGTGCTGAGCTTGACTGCGGCTCTCTGCGCGGCGTTGGCGCTGTGGTGGTCTTCATCGGCAATCGTGAAATACTGGTGCCGGTGGAGTGCGGGCGCGGGGTGTAGGCGCAGGGCGGCTAGGAACTCCCGGCCCTACGGCCTAGACCGCTTAACCCTGCGGGGGGCATTGTAGGCGGTGGGGGAAATTCCGCCCGCCGCGCCGCAAATCATGCGTAGGACGCGCGCCAAGCACTAGGTAACAACTGCTGCGCTTCCTGTGCAGAGAGCGATTGCAAATCCGTCTAGCCCGGTTCGACTCCGGGTCGCGCCTCCACCTATGAAAACGCGCCGTTTTCTGGGCTGGTAGCAAAAATATCGGTGGGGGAGTTTACGCCCGCCTCTTGATGCTTGCGAGCGCTTCGGCTAAGCGCTGCACGCCGTGATGCGCGTAGCGCTTGGTGGTGGCTGCGCTCTTGTGCCCAAGCACAGCGCCCACTGTCCCGAGGTCAATTCCAGCATCGACCATGGCGGTAGCTGCGCTGTGCCGCAAATCATGCAGGGTCACGTTCTCAAGCCCGCAGATGCGCCGTGTCATGGGCCACCAGTAATCGATCTGGCTGCGAGGCGGCATGGTGACCCGGCTTGCGCTGGTGATGATGGGCAGCATTGGCACGATGCGAGGGCTGCCGTTCTTTGTGTCTGCCAGGACAAACACCCCAGGCCCGCGCCGCGCCCGCTGCGCCTCGCTTACCCGCATTCCAGACCAGTAGAGAATGCGGATCAGGGCGCGAACGCCTCGATGAGGGCAGGCCCTTGCAAGTTGCACCATTTGCGCACGGCTTACTGTTACGTCTCGGGCGTTGCGCACCGTGGGCGACACAACCCGAGCGCCTGGGTCGCTGTCGCCCATCCCGTGGCGCTTCCATGCCCATCGGCAGGCTGCTCGAAGGTAGGCAATGCGGTTTTTTACCGTGGCAGGCTTTAGGGCTCCGTGCTGGTCGGCGGAATACTCTGAGCAGACTGCGGCCAGTTCTTCGATTGGCCTGCCTGCCCACCATGGGCGCGTGGCCTCTATCTCGCGCAGCAGGTTCGCGCCGTGCTTTAGCTCCGAGGCTCGCTCGCGCAGGTAGCAAGCGACAGCCGCGTCAATGGTGGCCCGAGGCTTGGCGATGCCGGTGGCAATCGCGTACAGGGCCGCGCTTTCCTTGCGGTCGAAAGCGTCTGCTTCGGCGCGCGTCCACCCAGCGGGGAGAAGCTGACGCCTGCGAACGCGCTCGCCGTTGACGTAGCGGTCAAAGTCGTAGCGCCAGCATCCGGTGCGCTTGTCACGGTAGATCGGCATGATGCTTTGTAGGCCTCAACGTCCTGGGGCTCGTAGCGTACAGCACGGCCAAACCGATGACGAGCCAGTCGGTCGGCAGGGATGGCATAGACCGTGCGCAGGCCAAGCCCGAGCATGTCGGCCACCTTGCGAGCAGTTAGCACGCCATTCCCTCATGCGCCGCCTGCGCGTCAGCCTCGTCGCGTGCGCTGAATTGCTCTGTCGTGTACTCCGCGCCCGGTGCTCGCTGCATCGGCAGGCTGTCAGCGATCCAGCGCAAAAGCGTCTTGAGCGCCGCGCGCTTGATCACCTCGCCAGTCTCAACATCGATCAAGCGCCACGCCAGATAACCGCCGCGCGGCTCCAGCAGCAGATTGCGCCCGCCCACGCTGCGCAAATCCATCGGTATAGGCTCGCGGCCATCAATGACGGGATCACGGTCAAAAACGCCCCGCTCACGCTCGGCATCGGCGAACCTCTCGGCCGCCCGCCAGCGGGCGAAAGCGGAGAGTTGATGTCGACGGCTTTTGCGATGTCGCATGATCAAAAGTTCGCGGAGTTTGTCTAAAGCACGTTGGGCCTCACCCCACTCGCGGCAGTGAGGCCCGCCACCATCAGGCGGCTTCCTTCGGGGGTAGCCCGATGCGCTGCCGAAACAGCCGGATCGCCGCCACGTCGGAATCGAACTCGGCCTGCGTCTCGTGGTGCTCGCACCAGCCGTGAGCGTCAACCGCGCCAAGGCCGTTCCAGCATTCACCGGCCTCATACGAGCAGCAGTTGCTGCATGTTCTTCGGGCTACCTGTTCCATCACGCAGCTTCCTTCATGGCAAACACTGTCGCCAGCTTGGTCATGCCCTTGGGCAAGATGTGGCAGTACGGGCTTCGGCATTCCTGCCCGGTCTTGTCATCGGTGTAGCGGGCCTCTTTGAACTGGAGGTGCCCGTTCTCGATGTGCTTCTGGTAGCCCACCCAGCGGCCGTTCAGCCGGTACACCCAGCCATTGGCATGCAGCCAGTTCGTGAGCTGCTCGCGCTTGACGCTCAGCAACTTGGCCGCTTCGCGGAACGTGACGGCCTCGTCGCTGGCCGAAAGCAGGTCGAGCGCGTCAGCCTTCGGCGCCGCGATAGCAAGGCGCTGCTCCACCTGGGCCTTCTGCTCGGCCAGGTCAGCGGCCAGGCGCATCGCCTCGGGGAAGCTCTGCGGCACCTTGAAGCGCTGCACGGCCAGTTCCTGGGCCATCTTGTAGAACGCGGACACCAGCCGCTTCTTGAAGGCTCGCACCGTGTCGCCGTTGCGCATGTAGGTGATGAGCAGGGTTGCCTGCTGCTCGTTCAGCAGCGCCACCTCCCGCTGCTGCGTGCCGCCAGCAGTCTCAAAGGGTTGCGTTTCAAACGCGACCCTTCCGAACTCGGCCAAGTCGTCGGCGTAGGTGCGGGCCAGCTCCAAGACGTTCTTGTGCTGGATGCCGGTGCCGTCGGCAATGGCGGCCGTGGAGGTCAGGGCTTGCCCTTCCAGGGCGAAGACGATTTCATGCATGGTCGGCTCCTTGCGCGGTGGTTTCGGTCTTGGGTTTGCGGCCACGCTTGGGCGCCACCAGGCCGGGCACCAGGGCCTTGAACGCTTGGAAGCGCTTGTCTTTCACGGTCTGCCAGTAGCGGTGCCATGCGGCTTCCCACTCGCGGGCGCCTGCGGCGGTGTGGCGGTGGTACTCGGCGCGCAGGGCTTCGGCCTTGCGTTCCAGGCCCCGGCGCGTGCGCCAGTGGTAGTCGCGGCCGGTCACGCTCACGCGCAAGAACCAGTTGTCCACCTCCAGCCAGGAACGCATCGGCCCCTTGTGGCCATCGGGCCGGGTGCGGCGCAGCCAGTAGTCGAAGCCGTTCGCTTCCCAGCGCTTGTCGGCGGCGGCCTGCGGCCACTCGAAGCCGTCGGGAATCAGCCCTTCGGCCTGAAGCTGGGCAGCGGTGCCGGTGTACTGTGCCCAGTCGTCGGGCCAGATTTCAATGCGCAGCTCGGGCGCGGTGTCGGTCGGGTTGGTGGTGGCGTGCGCCGTGGGCGCGGTTGTGCCGCTGTCATGCAACATGGTCATTCTCCTGATCGAGACTGAATGACCACCCCTCGCGTTTTCAAGCGCAAAGGGTGGGCGGGATGTTGAAAACCTGAGATCAGTCAGGCCCCGGGCGTTACCGCTCCGAGCATCCCGCCCATAGAAAACGGGCGTGACAAAGCCGCACTGACGGGGCGGCTTGACCGCTGATCTCAAGGTGTTTTCAAGCACCTGAGCGCAGTCTACTGCATGTCTTGCGGTGTGTGTCAAGTTCAATTTCTCTCGCTTCGGAACCAGAGGCCCAACAAGCAATTCGAGGCGGACTGCCTACGGCAGCCGCTCAATTGCGGCGTTGTGCCCTACTTCACTGCCAGCAGGGGTTGCGCTCCACCGCCCAGGAGCACCGTATTGCCAGCCTTCCCCGCCACGGCAATGGCCGCGTCGCGCTGCGCCTCTATCTCACGTATCCGAATCAGCTGTGGAGTGATCGACTCAGCCAAGATGCGGTTTGCCTTGGCTTCGCCGTCCGCCTTGGCAATGGCCTTTTCTGCCTCGGCCTTGGTAAGCGCCAGCTCGCGCTGCGCCTGTTCAATGCGCTGGTCAGTCGCCGCCTTTTGGCGAATGGCATCCTCGATGCCTTTGTCCACGACCATGTTGCGCACGTTCACGCTGGTCACGGTAAACGCGCCCTTGTCGGCGGCATCAAGCTCAGCCTGTAGCGTGCGCCGCACGGCCTCAGTCACGTCTGCACGCTTGGTGTGCATCGTCGTTGCGTCGAAGCTGGCCACCGCCTTATAAATGGCCTCGCGCGCTTCGCGCGCCACGCGGTTGTGGCTGATGATTAGGTCGCCGCTGCCTTCCTTCACAACCTGCTTGTGCTGCACCACGTCGCCCTGATACTTGGCATACAGCGCCGGCACGCGAGAACCGTCAACCTTGTAGACCACATCAACGTCAACGTCCTGCATGGTCAGGTTGTCGCGGCTCTTGGGCGTCATGTTGTCCAGTGAGAACAACACTTCCTTGCCGGTGAACTCGTCCACGGTCTTGAACATCGTGAAGTACACGCCTGGCGGCAGCGCATCGGTGCCAACCTTGCCCAAGGTGCGCTCGACACCGACATTGCCGGTATCGACCTGGCTGCAAGCGCCAAGCATGGCGGCCACAGCCAACAGAAAAAGTGTGCGAATCAGGTTCATGTAGTCCTCACAGAATGCGAGTTGAACTCGCGTAGTACGCAAAGGCCACCAGCGCAAGCGCCACAGCCACGAGTGCGCCAAGGCGGATGCCGTGGCGAGAAATCAGCCTCACGCCTTCGTCGCGCTCGGTTTTCGGCACGAAGTGCCAAACGCCATAGCCAACAACCAGCAGAACCAGCACCAAGAGAAGATGTTTCATATTTCCTTTCGCCTCTAAGAATTTGTCTTCGCTACGGATATAAGGGCACAACACTTCGCTGGAGCCGATTCGCTACGGCGCTGCGCGCCTGCGCTCTCGGCTCAGCTCAAACGTTAGGCGCTTGTCAGCCCGCCACCACCGAAGGCCCGTCCGCTTCAGCGTGTGCGCGCATGAAGGCGCTGATGCGCTCGCGCAGCATGTCCTGATAGCCGTCCATGAACCCGGCTTGTGCGCGCAGGCGCATTTGCTCAGCTTCGGCCAGGCCGCGAAAGATCGGCGTGTCAAAGAACGAGCGCAGCTTGTTCAGCTTCTCGGTCAGGTCGCGGTGCTCGTCAATCACGCGCTGTTCGTGCGGTGCAAAGTCCATCTCTGTAGTCCTTCAACGTCGGCGCGTGAATCGGGGCACGCGCCTAACCCCTCATTCCAGCCGACGCCTAGCGGCGCGGCTGAATTCGATCGTTAGGCGCTTCAGGCGGGCCAGCAGTAGGCCCGCCATCATCACGCCGTGAAAGCCGCGATGCGCTCCCCCAGGACGGCGCTGTATTGCTCCATCAGCGAGTGCTGGCGGTTCAGTCGCCCTTGCTCGTCGGCGGGCAACGAGGCGAAAAGCGGCGTGCGGCCAAAGGCGTCCAGCTTCGCCAGCTTCTCGTCCAGCTCGGCCTTCTCGGCCACAACGCGCTGTTGGTGGGGTTGCAGTTCCATGGTTGTCCTCATGCAGTGGCGCGCGAGTCGGGGCACGCGCCTAACCCCTCATTCGACGCGAGGGCCTACGGCCCCGCGTCAATTCGATCGTTGGGCCGCTAGTGGCCTGCCAGCAGCGTTCTCAGATCGCCGCCGTCCGTGCGCATCATGGTCACGGAAACGCCAGCAATCTCGCCCTTCACCAGCGTCTTGCGGTTCTGACGCATCCAGTAGAGCACCGGGCCGTCCTGCCCGTATTGCATGGCGTAGCGCATCATTTCGCGGCTTGCTTCTTCTTCGGTGGGCGCGCTGCCACTGGCGCACGGCATCCCGGTGTCGCGTTCTTCAACGCACCATCTCACTTCTTGACTTGTCATCATTCCCTCGCTACGGGCGCGGCGGCCCAACATTAGGTCAACCGGACGCCCTCCGGCATGGGTTCGCTTCGAAAACTTCAGCGCGGGCGCCGGTTACCACCACGTTAGGCGCTTCACTCGCCGCCCAGTTCTTGTCAATCACGGCATGGCAGGCTTTGCATCGAAACAAGCACCAGCCACGGTCGGGAAACCGAGCGTCCACATAGCGCCTTCGATCCATCCGGCATGTTGGGTGGTCCGAGTTATGCACCAGCGTTACCGGCGTGTCGCAGTTCGTGCAGGCTCCAGCCTCGCGCCACTCTTTGCGCGCTTCTGCGCCATCATCTTTCGTGCTCATGCTTCACACTCCATTGCATCCCACGCATTGATGAACTCTAACAGTTCGCCGCATTCGCGCTCGCTCAAATCTGTGCTGCTGCGCCAGATAAGCTCGAAGCCTTGACCGTCCAGCGCTGGCAGCATCTCTGCGTGCCGATTTGTGGCCCGTGACCATGCGCCGATCATCAGGCGCTTCCATACGAAAACATCGTGCCACTTGCCAGCCCATTGGCGCTGCGCAGCAATCTCGGTCAGCCGCGCATGAAGCGCCGCGTTCTGCGCTCCGCTGCGCTTTGGCTCTTGCACGAGCACATGCCAGCCTTGCGGGGCCTTGCGCACATGATCTAGCGCCCTGGTGTGGGCTAGATCGTGTGCGAGGATGTAGCGGTTCATGCCATCAGCCTTTCAACGGTCTTTGCAAGAGCATCCGTTTCGTCCATCTTGCGCACTGCCCAAGCCCTGCGCTGCCCGTGGAGGCCTAACACGCTGCCCCTGTGGCAGTCAGCACACAGGGCCACTGCCGTGTACTGCTGACCCTGCTTAATGTGGTGGGCCTCGCTTGGGCCGGGCGCATCACAAACAGAGCATCCGAGCAGCCTTACCCGCTCTAGGTGCTCTCGCTGCTTGGGCGTTAGGCGGTTGTTCATTTCAGCTCTTGCCACATTGCGTCAAGCGTCTTCAGCCGCTCACTTGCTGCTCTTGCTTGCTCGGCGTGCTGCGTTATGTCGCCCCATTCCGCCGACTGGCAGAAAGTGCAGGCATCACGCAGCGCTTCGCATGCTTCTTTGCGTGCCCTGCCAATCACAGAGCGCTTGCCAGCCAAAATCATGGCCTCGCTGTCGTTCGTGTCGGGCAGGGCGCGCATGGCTTAAAACGGGCAATCTTCGTCTTCCATTACTGGCGCAGATGCCGGTGATGGAGCCTTTGAGGCGGTGGTGCTCGCCCGCGAGCCGCTGGCCTTAATGCGCCACTCGCGGCAAGCCCGGATCGTTTCCTTCAGCTTGTCCGAGAACGTCTCGAACAGCTCCATGTCTGGGTCGTCTGCGTCAAACAAGACGGCCGGATTAACGCCTTCTGGGCGAACCATGCCTTTCATCATCGGGTTGATGCCCTTGATGTCGGTTCGCATGTTGCCGTCTGCGCCAGGTTCTTCTGTGACGTTCAAGATGCAATACTGTCCCAGCAGCTTTAACACATCAAAACCGGCCTCTTCTTCGGCGTTGAATGCCTTGCCGCGCCAAGATTCCAAGTCGCGCCGCAGAGCTGACTTCTCGTGCATGCTTAAAACCCAGCTCTTGGACATGACAAACGGCTTGCCGTCTTCCATCCGGTCTTCGCCAAGCAACTCAAATACAGCGCGAATCTTGCGAGCCTCGCCCTTCGGCTGGCCCTGGTACATCTTGGGCTGTGTGCCCATGTCAATCAGCCGATAGCAGCGGGCAATGTGCATGCCCACTGGGGGCGGCGTGTAGGCCGATGTTGGCTTTGTGGCTGTGAATCCCATGACTTCTACTCCAATAGTTGCGCACGTTAGAGGCCGTGCAGTTGCCTATCCAAAATCTTCGGTTGCGTCCGGCTCATCCGGCACTTGCTCTGATTGATGCTCTGCCAGCACATCGCGCTGGTACTCGTCTGCCAATTGGTCTTGCTCTGGTGTCACTTGATCAGCCCCCAAGCCGTCGACGCGACCCAAGCAATTACCCAGCCGATGCCGTACCAAACAGGCGCAGCAATGAGGCACAGCAGGCCCAACAGCCCCCAAGTGCTGGCATCTGGGTACGCCTCGCCTTTGTCCTCCTCGGACTCCAGCACAAAGCCACGTTGCGGCATTGGCGGAAACATCGTCGGCACAAAATCACCGGGCCGCGTCTCGTGAATCTCGAAGCGCGTTGGCATGTCGTCGCACACGCACGGCACAAGGCCGCTCACGCATCGGGCGCAATCGCGGCGGCTCATGGCAAAACCCCGGGCGGTTGATCCAGCCAAAAGCCAAGAACGAAAAGCGCAAGCACCGCCACCAAAAGCGCAGCAATAGCCAATCGGCTGCTCATCGGCTCGCTGTCGGGCGTGAAGTGCTGCGGCGTGTAGCTGCTGCGCGGAATGCGCGGGGCAGGGCTGCGGGGGTTCGGGTTGTTGCTCACGAGTTTCAGCACGATTGCGCCTCGGTTTGGTTTGCAGCGAGAGCTGCTTGCAGCTGATACCAGGCCAGCGTTTGCGCGGGCGTCGGGCGATTGCGAGCAATCATGCGTTCGCTGGCCTTCCAGGAGCGCCATCCGTGCAGCTTGACGCGGCTGCGCTTTAGCGTCCGGATATCTGACTCTTGCTGCAATGCAGCTTTGCGTGACTCGATCATTTCCATGCCCTTTGTGCTTGGGTAAGTTCCAGCTTCAGAGCGGCCAGCTTGTTCGCTGCGCGCTGCCCTTCGGTCCAGACTTCGCGGTCTTCTGATTGCTCGTAACCCGGCACGATGCGGGCGCGAGCGCTTTGGATCATGATTTGCAGATCAGCAGCGCGGCGGGCGAACCGATGTGGCTGCGGCTGCGCTGCGATGGCGAGGTTTGCGTTCATTCGCCCTCCGACTGCATGGCCACAACATCATCCGCATAGTGCTGCGCCACGCTCAGGGCGAGCTTGCTGGCCCACTGCTGCGCGATCATGTTGACGTTGCTGTCAACGCTGACCAATGCGGCTTGCACAAGCTTGTGGATCAAATCAGGCTCGCCAAACATATCGTCCAGCTCGCCGAACACCGGGGCTTGGCGCACTGTGTAGCGGTCAAACACGCGGCCAGTGAACTCAGGCACTTCGACCGTGCCGCCAGTGCGAACAGCCTTCATCGTCGCGGCGTAGAGGTCATTGCAGGCCGTCTCGCTCGCATCGGCAAGCGCCTGGATCATTTCCATGCGGCGGTCGTGTGCGGCGGTGTCGGCGGTTACGGCGCAGTAGGTCATCTGTGATCCCCGGTTGATGCAGCTTGTTTTGCTGCGATGGATGTATTTGGACATACATGACTAACGCTGTCAAGTCAAAGATGTCTAAAACAAAGCGAAAAGGTAGGACATTCGTGACAAATTAGGGTTAGCGATAAGTGCTCGGAAACAACCGCCCCAGGGTGAAGCGGCAGATGCCTTTCACTCCTCGCCCGGCCCTTCAGCCCAGCGCACGCATGACGCCGCGATTCATTCGATGGGGGCTCGTCTTCACCTGGCAGCCATCCATCTACACCGATACCTCGCGGACAGTTCGGGCGGCTCGCCTGCGGGTGTGGCAGGGCCGGTCTTTTGCTGGCGCCCCGATTCAAGGGCATGCCCGATTTGTCGCTGCGCTCGCCAGACTGCGGCCCAGAAACGCAAAAGCCCCTGACTACTGCGCTCCCGGTGCTGGCACACCGCCCTTTCGGGAAGAAACGCATGAGTCAGGGGCTCATACAAACCTTCGTTGTGCCAGCAACGACACGACGATTGTGCGACAAACTTGCCGCGAAATCAAGTCTATTTGGTCAAAATTGACTTGAGCCGCTCCAAAAGAGCGCGCTCCTCATTGGTTATAGGGGCCTCGGAGACCCCGCTGGTTGGCAAGTCTGGCAATAGGAGTTGCCAAGGCTGAACGCCGATAGCCTTTGCCACCTCGTCAAGAGTGTCTAGCGTTACTGCGTGCTGACCTTTAAGCAGCCTGTCTATCATTTTCACTTGCAGCCCCCTGGCGATTGCCCAGGCTCGCACGCTTTTTCGCGCTCCCTTGGGCGTGTCGGCGTCGATTCGCCTGCCGATGTTGTCAGCAAGAGTAGCCCGCAAGTCAGGAAGTTGCATAGAACAGATTATTCCCTTGTAACTATGTCAACAATGTCCATAACCACTTGCGTTTCGTGCGACAAAGATGTCTAATGCAAACATGCTGACAGTTGACCAATCATCAGAAGAAGTGTCCCGAATCCTGAAGCGCTACAGCGCCCCCAAGATTTCCGACGCCTCTGGCATTCCGCTCAAGACCATCTACCGAATCCGCGAAAGCGGGACTGTGGGAACTCTTCGGGTTTTGCGGGCAATCAATGTCGCGCTCGCTTCTGTAGAGCCAAAGGCAAAGCCGAGGGCCGCAGCATGACCCCATGCCGCGAAGCCTTTGAGTCAGACGCCCGCGCCCGTGATGCTGGCTGCGACCTGTACCGCGACGACCACCGCTATTTGAGCCGCCAAACGCAAGCTCTGTGGCAGCGCTGGCAAGCGGCGTGGGAAGCGTGCTTGCAGGCGCAGAAGGTTGGCAGCGATGCTTAATTGCCCAGGCAGCCCGTCGAACACAACCCCAGGCCGTCGCTCCCGCGAATGCTCGGGCAGCCACGACACGCCCGGTTGCACGCATTACGACTGGCACGCTGAAGGCCCTGCGCCTATTTGGGTTGCCGCTGAATCAGGGCGTTTGACATGCCCGCAGCGTGAGCCGCGAGGGCCCCCGCTTGTCTGGCGCGCTCCGCCGCACATTGTCTAAGCAGGCGAATGATGAGCGCTCGCACTTTTCGTTTCTCCTCGGCCCACTGGTGTAGTGGGAATTCCGCCCCGGCTGGTGTCACAGCTGGTCGGGGCTTTTTCTTCTCATACATCGGGTGATCCTTGGACGACATTGATTTCTCCGTGGGCGACCGTGGCCCCAAAAAGATCAAGCTGATGCAGGTATGGCGGACAACCCTCGGCATGGCGCTTGCCATCCGCGAGTACTGCGCGATTCACCGTATCACTTACGGCGAGTTCTTGCGCCGCGTTGTTTCGTACTTCTTCACTGGCACGCTGCATCACGATTTCGACTCCTCTCCTGTGGTCATTCATGGGTCTGGTGACAGTGTGTTTCCTGACAGCGAGTTTGACCAGCAAAGTCGTGCATTACATGGTGATAGGCGAGGGGTGAAGGCGTGAACTATTACGAGCACCACCTTGGCGACTGGGCTGCCGCAACAGGCCATCTCACATGGGATGAGGACATGGCCTACACGCGCTTGCTGCGCGCCTACTATCACCACGAGCAGGCTATTGCAGACGGCCAGCAGTACAGGCTCGCTAAGGCGGTAACGCCTGCACAGCGCCGCGCTGTTGATCAGGTGCTGAATGAGTTCTTCCAGCTGCTGGATGGCCGCTATCACCAGAAGCGGGCGGATAGCGAGATCGCACGCTATCAAGACAAGCAGCGCAAAGCGAAGGCATCTGCTGACGCTCGTTGGTCGCAAAGCAATCGCAATGCGAACGCATCTGCTAACGCAATGCGAACGCATAGCGAAGGCAATGCTCTCCAGACACCAGACACCAGACACCAAGAAACCCCCCATAGCCCCCCAAGGGGTTCGGTGGTGAGGTCGTTCCCTCCGGGGTTTGACAGGCTTTGGGATGCCTACCCCAAGAAAAAAGCCAAGGACGCTGCCGCGAAAGCTTTTGCCAAGCGCAGGCCTGATGAGCCTTTGCTGGCATTGATGCTGGCTGCGATTGCCGAGCAGAAAAATGGCCGGGAATGGGCCAAGGATGGCGGGCAATTCATCCCGCATCTCTCGACCTGGCTGAACGAAGGCCGTTGGCAAGACGAAGACGGCTTGGATTCTGTCGGCGACCTGTACGCGGGGGCCATATGACCGCCTGGAAGCTGCGAGGAATCGAGCGGGTGCAGGCTGCTTACCCCGATGGCAAGACCAACACCGCGAGCAGCCCTGTGGTCGTGTCGCTGGTGGGCCTTGAGCGGTACGACAACGCCATCACCGTGCTTGCCGAGCCAGGTAGGGCTTACGACTGGTCGCCGCTGGTGGGTCAGTTCGTGGTCATCCTGACCCGCAAGGGTGTTGATGCTGGTGCTGCTGTGCGCGGCCTGTTGCCGGTGGCGCATTGGCTGACCCTGATGGACATGGATTCCGGCTGGTTCACCGATGTGATGGCCATCACGCCGAAGCCCCGCGTTTTGCGTTGGAGGTGGGCGGCATGAACATGATCGACGTAGCCGATTTGTCGGCCTACATGCACGCCCCAGACCTGACTGCAAAGGTTCGCTCTGCGGCTGAATACGCCGATGCCGTGGCGGCTGAGTTCGCTCCGCGTAAGCCTGAGGATCATCACCCGACCATGCTTGCGGTGAAGGCCAGGGGGCTTGAGTTCCGGCCTGGTGAGGTAACGGTCTGGGCTGGGTACAACGGCCACCGCAAGAGCATGTTCACTAGCCAGGTTGCATTGGATCTGGCCTGCCAGCGCCAGAAGATTTTGGTGGCGTCGTTGGAGATGGCCCCGGTTCAAACGCTGAAGCGCATGGTTCGCCAGGCTACGGCAAACGACATGCCGAGCAGGGGCGACATCGCCGCCTTCCACCGCTGGGCTGATGGCCGTATGTGGCTGTTCGACCATGTGGGCAAGATCGACGGCGACACCTGCATTGCGCTGTGCCGGTACTTCGCCGAAGCCTTCAAAGGGCAGCACGTTTTCATTGACTCAATGATGATGGTTTGCGCCAGCGAAGAGCACTTGGACGAGCAAAAGCAGTTCGTCACAACGCTGTGCCGAATGGCTGTCGAAACCGGCCTGCATCTGCACCTGATTGCCCACTGCCGCAAGCCAGCGGCAGGCGATGACCTTCCGCCGACCAAGTACGACATTAAGGGCACTGGCGCGATCACTGACCAGGCATCCAACGTGGTGACCGTGTGGAGTGACCGCAAGAAGGCTAAAGCAATCGCCACGGGCGAGGCTTACGACAGCCTGAAGCCCGACGCCCTCATCACTGTTGAAAAGCAGCGCAACGGGGAGTTTGAGGGCCGCTTGATGTACTGGTTCAACAGCCCCGGCTTGCGGTTCGTGCCTGAGCGGCTTGACCCGTGCACCCCGTACCCAATTGGAGCCTGAAATGGACGACGCAGCAATCCACCGCCAAGCGCGGCTAGAGGCCGCAAGGCTGACGCTACAGCAGGCTCGCAAGTACCCCGAAACGGTGAACCTGAGCGCAGTACGCCAGGCCCGCGACTACATCCGCGCAGTTGAAACTCTCAACGCCCAGATGACCCGATCAACCCCCCAAACCCCCCAACCGGAAACACAGACGGCATGAGCAAAGATTCCCCAGCAGAGATTCCCCGCGCCGAGGTTTGCGCGGCCCGCGTAGCGATGTTGACTGGCGTTCAGCGCAGCACGTTGCTCATGTTCGTGCATGGCCTCACACGCGACGAAATCGCCGGTCGGGTGTGTCGTGATGTGTCAACTGTGGACGTAGCGCTACTGCGTGCACGCCGCACGCTCAGGGCTCGCAACAGCATTCACGCCGCGGCAATCGCAACTGTTGGGGGGCTGCTCGCATCATGATGCTCAGCAAACGCGAACACGATGTTTACCGGCTGCTGATCGCGCACGACTTCGGCCTGCGCAGCCACGAGATATCAGGCGAGATCGGCGTGACTTACCAGCGCGTCTACCAGCTGCTCAAGGAGCTGAAAAAGAAGAAGTACGTTCGCAGCGGCGGCGGCTTGTGGCACGCGATCCGAACAGCGCCCAAGTACGGCATCAAGGGCGAACAGGCCCAGCTTGAGGATGACGGCGCGGAAGCCATGCCAATCGTCCGGGCGTTTCGCGGGGTGGGCGAGTGGACAGCGGGCGCTATCACTGCGCCGAACAGCGTGTTTGACTTGGCGAGGGTGGCATGAATGAGCCTAGGCGACCCGTGGCTGTACTGCGACCGGATATGGCTAGAAGTGGAGGGCAGCACGCCAGATCTGCTCATGCTCAAGTGCATCAAGCCGCCGTGGCTGGGCGATCTCAAGGAAGTGCCGCGAGTGCTCTGCACGCCGCTGCTGGCGAGGTATCAAGGAGGGCGACATGCTGAATCGCAAAGCGATGGCACTGGGCAGGCTCAAAGCGGGGGCGATGAACCGCACCGAAGCTAAGTACGCGGACGCACTGAAGGCGCAGCAAGCCGCTGGCGAATTGCTTTGGCATCGCTTCGAGGGCCTGAAGCTGCGCCTGGCCGACAGCACCTTTTACACGCCCGACTTCGCAGTCATGCGAGCAGATGGGCAGATTGAGTGCCACGAGGTCAAGGGCTACTGGCAGGACGACGCTAGGGTAAAGATCAAAGTGGCCGCAGAGATGTACCCGTTCAGATTCATCGCCGTCACCGCAAGCAAAGCGGGTTGGCAAACGGAGGTCTTTGAATGACAGAAACACCCATCGCAGACGCACTGATAGAGGCGCACTGCCGCACGTTGCCAAGCTGGGCAAGGCGCGAGATCCACGCGGATGTGGCGTGCCTTGAGCTGGCACTAGATGAGGCGTGCATGGGCGATCAATGGCATGTGATCGGCTGCCTACGCATCGGGCGATCAATGGTCGCCGACAACCAAACAACTGTAAAGGGAACCAAATGAAGCGAATCATCCTGGCCTTGTTGGCCGCTGTATTGACCGGCCCAGCGTTAGCAAAGGTCGAGCCCATGCCAGAACACATGCGCGACAAAGCGCTGCGGCTGCAACTTCAAACACCGCCAAAAGGCGCGCACATCGAACACATGGCAATCGGCGCGGCTGCAATCTCAGCAGGCGTCACCATCGCAACGCGCAACGAGCTTGCAGGGGCTGCAGCTGGCTGTGTCATCGCCGCGGCATATGAAGAAGACCAGCGCAGAAACTTCGGCCGCAGTTTCGACAATCGGGCCGTGCTTTATTCCTGCGTTGGCGCGATAATCACCGCAAAGGTGGCGGGGCTCAGTATTGGGCCGCGCAGCGTTAGTTACTCGGTGAGGTTTTGAGCCGTGGTTACAAAAACCAAACGCAAACCTACAGGCGCTGCCGCACTTGGCGCAGGACCTGGGAGGCCGAAAGGCTCGACAAATAAAGTGACTGTCGAGCTGAAGGACATGATTCTGAAGGCGCTTGATGGCGCTGGCGGGGTTAAGTATCTTCAAGAGCGAGCCGAAGACCCGCGCACGGCTTCAGCGTTTCTGACGCTGGTAGGCAAAACCCTGCCGCTGACGGTAAAGGGCACCGGCCCTAATGGCGAGCACGTATTTCAGAAGATCATTGTTGAAGTGGTAGACCATCGCCCGGTCAATGGCTGAGTTGCGCATCAAGATAGCCCCTGCGTTTCTGCCACTTGAGGGGGCGCATAGGTATGTGGCTGCGCACGGTGGCCGTGGATCAGGCAAATCACACTACTTCGGCGAGCGATGGCTAAGGGAAAGCATCGCGGAAAAGCTGGATTTTGTTTGCTTGCGCGAGACGCTGAAAAGCCTTGAGTTCAGCGTGAAAAAGCTGCTTGAGGCCAAGATATCAGCCTACAACGCAGGCGGATACTTTGAAGTTCAGGATAGGCGCATCATTTCGATAAGTGGTGGCGTGACTATCTTCGAGGGCATGCAGAACCACACGAGCGACAGTATCAAGTCGCTGGAAGGATTCGATAGGTCGTGGTTTGAGGAAGCGCAGGCAGCGAGCGACAAGAGCTTGACACTGTTGCGCCCAACGATTCGCAAGCCAGGCTCTCAAATGTGGTTCGGCTGGAACCCCGACAGCGCTGACGACCCGATTGATAAATTGCTCCGCGGCGAGCATCCGCCACCAGAAGCCGCAATCGCGCAAGTGAACTACATCGACAACCCGTGGCTGCCTGATGAGCTGCGGGTCGAGATGGAGTACGACAAGCGGCGCGACCCGGACAAGTACGCGCATGTGTGGCTAGGCCAGTACCGGCAAAACAGCGAAACCCGCGTGTTCAAGAACTGGCGCGTGGAAGAGTTCGACATTGCGCCTGAGTGGATCTTGCGGCAGGGCGCGGATTGGGGGTTCAGCGTTGATCCTTCGGTGCTTGTGCAGTGCTCGATTGTTGGCCGCACGCTGTACGTGGCGCATGAGGCATATCGCATAGGCTGCGAGGTCGATTTCCTGCCTGACCTGTTCCGCATGGTTCCTGACGCCGAGCGCTGGCCGACCATTGCCGACAGCAGCAGGCCCGAGACGATCAGCTACATGCAGCGCCACGGGTTCCCGAAGATGCTGCCAGCGATCAAGGGCGCTCGCAGCGTGGAGGAGGGTATCGAGTTTCTGCGCAGCTTCGACATTGTGGTGCACCCGCGCTGCGTGCACACGATCAAGGAGCTGACCGCCTACAGCTACAAACTGGACGAAATGACCGGCGCAGTATTGCCTGTGCTGAGTGATAAAGATAACCACGTCATCGACTCTCTGCGATATGCCTGCGAAGGCGCAAGGCGGGCAGCAAAACCCCAGGCCGCTATCGATTGGTCAACGTCTGCCGCCCAAGGCTCATATATCTAGACTATCGGTCTACACAAACTAATAGTCGTCTGCTATCATTCGCGCATGAGTGATGCGCTTGCTGAAGCCCAGGCCCTTTATCGGGAGTCAATCGACGCCTCACGCGACCAGCGAAACCAAATCGCTGAGGATTTGGCGTTTACTGACCCGAGCGACCCGCAGCAGTGGGACGAGAAAGTAAAGCGGCAGCGGGAAAGTGATCCTGGCGGCGTCAGGCCGTGCTTGGTTCATGACCAGCTTGGGCAATACATCAGCAATGTGGCGGGCCAGTTTGAGCAGCGCCCGCCTGCTATTCACGCAATCCCTGTTGATTCTGGTGCTGACAAAAAGGTGGCTGAATCCCTGGATGGGATGATCCGGCACATTGAGCATGTGAGCCGCGCCCAGCAGCACTATGCGCGGGCGAATATGTCTGCGGCGCGTGCTGGCGTGGGTTATTTGACGCTGCGCCCCGATTACACAGACCGGGCTCTCAATTACCAAGAGCCGCGCATTGGAAGTGAAGGCGACCCGCTGCGGGTGGTTCTTGACCCGTGGAGCGTGGAGATTGATGGCTCAGACGCCAATTTTGGCTATGTGCTGACGCCATATTCACATCGCGAGTTTGAGCGCAAGTTCGGTGAAAAGGCTGGCAAGGTCAGCTTTGGCGACTCTGAACAGAAGCGCTCGAATGATGAGCGCGAGAGCATTTTGACCGCTGAGTGCTGGCGAACGGAAGAGGTCAGCACGAATGTTTTGATTGTCGGCATGCCTGACGGCGATCAGGTATCGCTGACTGAAACTGAGTATTGGGAGCGATTCGGGCGCGAAGATGTAAAGCCGCCTGTTTTGCGCAACTACACGGACAAGCGCAAGCGCGTGCTGTGGTCGTTGATGAGCGGTGCCGAGGTGCTGCTTAAGGAGCGCGAGTTCCCGGCAAGCGGCATCGGCATCATCCCGGTTTACGGGTACGTGAGCTTTGTTGATGGCCGCATGCGCTATTGCGGCATGGGCCGCAGGGCGAGGGAGCCGCAGCAGAGCTACAACCTGATGATCTCTGAGATCCGGGCGTACATGAATGACGCGCCGAAGTCTCCGTGGCTGGTGCCTCAGCGGGCGCTTGATGGTGAGCTCAAGAAGCTGTGGGACAAGGCCAGCACCGAGCGGCGCTCCTATCTGCCGTACAAGGACTTGGACGAGCAGGGCGCAATTGCCGCGCCTACGCGCATGCCGCTCGCCACCAACTTGCAGAACCTCATGGGCGGCGCGCAGCAGGCCTTGCAGGACATTCAGGCGTCTTTGGGCATGTACCAGGCCAACCTGGGCGCACCGAGTAACGAGACCAGCGGCATTGCCATCGAGTCACGCAAGCAGCAGGGCGAGGCCAGCACGAGCCACTTTGCAGCGCACGCGGGCGCATCAATTGGGCACTTGGGCAAGCTGCTGATTGGCATGATTCCGCGTCTGATCGACACGCGGCGGCGCATGCGGATCATGGGCATCGATAGCACTGTGTCAACGGTGGCTGTTGACCCGCAGCAAGAGGGCGCTGTTGCTGAGTCCGGCGATGGGCTGATCATCAATCCGAGCGTTGGGCACTATGACGCCCGCGTGGTTGTTGGTGCGGCGTTCAGCACGCAGCGCTCGCAGGCCCAAGCGGCCTACACAGAGATGATGAGGGCCAACCCGCAGCTGATGCCGGTTATTGGCCCGCTGTGGGCGCAAACAATGGATGTGCCGCACGCTGACAAGCTGACTCAGGTGCTAACAGCTGTGGCCCCGGCAGAGGTTCAGGCGATCCTCAAGCCGCAGGACGACCAGCCAACGAGCGCAGAGCTTCAGGCCAAGCTGCAACAGATGCAGCAGGCTTTGCAAGAGGCGCTGCAAGTGGCCCAGGAATCGCAGCAAGAGTGCGAGCAGTTGCGTGCAGAGGGCGACGCTAAGGACGCAGAGGTCGAGATCAAGCGCGGCGAGCTTGAGGTCAAGCAATACGAGGCCGAAACCAAGCGTTTGGCTCTGGTTGGGAAGGCCCCCGCCGCTCTGTCTGACCCGATGCGGGGCGAATACAGCGCCGACCCCGAGCGGAATTACGACGACGCCCCGCCAAATGAACGCATAGACATTGACTACGACCCGCCAGAGCATGAGCTGCACCGTGATGAAGCGCAGAAAATTGCGGCTGCACAGCCTTTGCAAATACACGTGCATGTAGACGCACGCCAGCCAGTTTCGACGGTAAAGCAGGTAATGCTACAGCGCACGCCTGACGGCGGAATTGAGGGGACGGTGCTATCAGACGCTGAGGCGCTGTAATGGCTGCGATCACCAGCGCCCGCAGCGGCCTCGCAAGCGCGACATCGACTTGGACTGGGGGCGTTGTTCCTGGCTCAGTGTTTGCTGGCTCACGCACAACGACTGGCACCGCTGTGGCTGTCGGCGCAACGTCTATCCCGGTGAGTGCGGGCGCGTCTGTCGTGACGGCGGGCCGCATGCTGCGCGTTTCTGGCGATCCGAATTGGTATCGCTGCGCGACTGGGGTGGCCGCAAGCACCGCGGGCAACATCATCATTGACGCGCCTGGTTTGGTGCTCGCAATCCCCGCGAGCGCAACGACCATCAGCGTTGATCTTGTTGACGACAGCGTGACGATTTCCAAACCCGGTACGGCGACGGCCCGGACGTTATCTGGCGCAGTTGCGAGCGGGGCCACGAGCATTCCGGTTAGCGCCGGCACCGGAACGATTGTGGTCGGTGAGGTGGTTCAGTTTGCGGGCCATGAAACGTACCATGAGGTGACCGGGCCGGGCGCAATTGGCGCGATTGCTCTCAACACTGGCGCGGGAAGCATCACCATAAGCCCAGGCGCACCAGCGGCCCTGGCAAGCGGCCTGACGTTGACCAATCGCGGGCATCGCGTTGAGGTTGATAGCTTGGTGTGCATCGGGGATGACACCGGCTCCGGCATCACGATCAATGGGACGATTTACCACTCGCGCACAGTGTCCAGCGGCATAACGTGTCGCGGCGGGCTAACTGTCGCAGCAACCGGGCGGCTCGATATTGGCAGCGCGTCAGATCGCGTGCCGCAGGGAGTCGCCGCGACGATCAGAACCAATTGCAGCAACGCCCTGGCCGACAACAAGTTCGTATTTTCCAAGGCGGCAAACGGCACCATTCGGATGGCGGGGGCTTCCCGCACGCGGCGCACTCGTCTGACGGCTGCGCTTGCTGCGGCAGGCACCACGATTCAAGTTGAAGAGGCAACTGGGTGGCAAGTCGGCGACCGGCTCGTGCTCGCGTTTACGTCTACTCAGTCTACTTCGGTAGGCCAGCTGCAAGCCGTGACCATCGCTGCGGGGTACACGCCAGGGTCGCTGACCGTGCCGATTTCTGCGGGTTCCGCGTTTGCCAGGGCAATCGGGTGCAGAGTAATAAACCGCACGAGCAACGTCACAATAACAGACTACTCGCTAACCAACTGCTCTATCGTTCTTTTCAACACAGACAACCCCGCAGATGGGGTTCTGATCGACAACGTTGCGTTTGATTTGGTGGGCGCGGATTTTCAGCCAGCTATGACTATCGGCAGCACGCCGCTGGCGGGCGGATTCCGATTCAGAGTCACAAACACCGCCGTTTCATTCCGGGGGGCTTCTCGTTGGTCGAGCTTCACTGGTAGCGCGGGGGCGCTGTTCGACGGCTTGGTGACGTACTCCGTTAGCCTTAACGGCGGGGGCCTTGTCCATAATGCAACGACAGTCCGCAACAGCACGTCGATGCTCAATGGCATCTTCGCTTTTAACTCGGGCGTAAACGGCAACAACCCAACGCCCATTGGCGACATATCAAACTTTGATTGCTTTGCGCTTCCCGGTGCGTTTTCCGGGCTTTCGTCGTTCCTCTGCACCGGCTCCATTCGAGGCTTCTCTCTCGCGGGCGGAATATCGGGCTCGGGTGATTCGCGGGTGACTCAATACGCGCCGGGTCTGGTCATCCAAGAGTCAGACTTTGCGCCAATCGCAGACTCGCGGACGATGCTCAGTTACGTTGTAAATCAGAACGGAACCACGTTCTATAAGACAAGTCAGCTACCAGACCAGTTGCCGAATTACACCTTCGGGAACTTTATTGGCTCGTACACGCATTTTCAGTTCTGCTGGCGGCGCAGCACCCCGGCGACCATCATTAACGAGCTGTGGACGAACGGCGGCATTGCTCGGCAGGTATCGACGCCGCTGAAGAACAGCTCACGTAGCTGGGCGTTTGAAACAAGAGCAGCAAACACGCTAATAGACCATAGCTTTGTTTGGCCCATCGCAGCGGGCGAGACGAAAACGCTCAAGGTGAACCTGCGCCGCGACACGACCTACGGTGCTGGCTCCATGCCGGTAGTTACGATGCGCTTGCCAAGCGGCGTTACCTCCAGCACCTCGGCGACCGATACAGCTAACGTGTGGCATGAGCAGACCATCACGATCACGAACAGCGGCGCGGCTACTGAAGTCACCGTAACGTTGGCGACCACAGGGCCGGGGGTTAACGGGGTCGCGCACTTCGCTGGGCTTCCTGTGCAGCCATACATTCCGGCTGCTCGTTGGTACGGCTTCGTCTTTGACGAGGCGAACCCGTTCCGCGTGGTCGACCCCACGATCTCGCTCACCGAGGCTGCGTCTGGTGCAGTCACTGGCGTAGCGATCAACCACACGACAAGCACCATCACGATTACTGCTGCGCGAACGGCGGCGGAGGTCTACTGCTTTTGCATGCTTGACCTTGTGAACAACTTGGACGCCAGCGGCAACTACAGAACACGCCACATCACGAGCAGCGACGGCGCTTCGTTTGCCACGACCTACACGGTTGTCATTGGCGGTGGTGGTTCGATCAGTGGGCGGTACAGCGATGTAAACGGCTCGGTAGTTGGGGCATCAATCACCAACATCGTGGCGGGCTCCAGCGTTTGGATGAAGCGCACCGATACGAATGCTGACCTGATTTATCAGGTTGTTGGCGGCACTTTTGTGTCGTTCAACATCCAGACGGCGGCGGCGATTCCTATCGCGGTGGAGATCCGAAAGGGTGACACGCACCAGTCGTGGTCAACGACAGGTGTCATTGATCCAACCTCTGGTTTCACCGTTGCAGCGCAGCAGCTGGGGGCATAGCGATGGCAATTGCAGACGACTGGAGCGTAGCGGTCAACGGCGATATTCGCCACCCAAGCGGGACGGCGATTTACAGCGTTGGCGAGTGGGAGGTTTACCTTCAAACAGCAGCCTCACAGTTGGTTGGCGCAGGCGATGACCTGGCCACGCTAAAGCTGCCGCTTCCATGCCGGTTGGATGGTTTGCGCGATGCGCAAGTGCCAGCCCGCGTGACTCTGCTAAACGGCCACAACATAACAGATGCGCAGTTGCCGTTTCTGAAGTTTGGAAGCGTGCGGCAAGCAGGCGGGAACGAGCAGTTTTCAGGCGTTAAGACCATCGGTAACGTGGTGGCATCGACGCCAATTTACGTGGTGCAGGGCGGGGCCAAAGTCACCAAGTTCTGGCCGAACGGGCACATTCAGATTTTGGTTAGGGTGAAAACGGGCGGATCGCTGATTGATTCGGGGTTGGTATCGATCTACTCGCGCAAGTACGGGCAGACGTTTGCCAGGGCCGAGGCCGATCTATCCGCGGGCGGCGAATCTATCACGGCAATTGCCACGGAACTTGACCCAAATATCACGCTGAGTCTTGCGGCAGCCGCCGCACTCTCCAGCAAGGTCACTATCACCACTGGCGACACCACAAAAGACCTGAACAACGGCAGCGGCCCAAAGCTCTACAAGGGCACCATCACGCTATCTGGCGGGTGTACGTTGGTCGAAGCGGCTCACTATCTGCACTACATCATGCGCGAGGATTCGGCTGCCACCATCGGCGGCGTTCCCGGCTGGCGCTTCCGCGGCCTGAGCAACTACACGCCGGACGACAAATACCCAATTGCCACGATCTCAGCGGGGCAGCTGCTGCTGCGGCAGGGCTGGTGGCTTGAGGGCGCAACAAGTGATGCCTATGCGCTGATCGCGGACGATGGCTCTACGCAGGTTCCCGCAGTCATTGTTGCCATCAATGCACCAAACCTTGAGGCTGGTACGCGGGTGCAGTTGTTCAACGTCACCGATGGCGTGCAGATCATCAACACCGTGTTGGCTTCGCCTGGGCTGTCTTACGTTCAGGGGTGGGTGGCTGATAAAACCATCCGGCTGCGCGCAGCGAAGCTCGGGAAGGTCGATGTGTCAGCCATTGGGGTGTTCACATCAGGGGGGCTTACGTTCCTGAACAGCCAGCCTGCCGATCCAGTCTACGCGGCAAACGGCATCGATGGATCAACCGTCACCGACTTCACCGCTGATGAGCCAAACGTTCAAGTCGATGTGTCAGACCCGGATGGGGTGTCGTCTGTGCGTGCGCTTTATGCGTGGTTCAGGTACTACGAGACAAGCGCTTTGGGCATTGCTGGCGTGATGTTCGGCGGTATTGCTGCTCAAGACGAGGCCAACTACATCATTGACCCTGCGCTCGCCGATATCAAGTTGGACAACGTAACCGGCTCGCCTGTGAAGTTTGGTGACGGTTATCTCGCTCGCTCCGATGGCTCAACAGTGATTGCCAGCGCAAGCGGCAGCGTGCAGATGGATCCAGGTAAGGCCTACGTGGCGGCCGGAGCGACGCCGGGGGACTTTCTGGGCGCTGAACTCGAATCAGGGTACTCGGTGGCTAGAGCGCTGCGAATTATTGCGGCAGCTGTGGCGGGCAAGTCTTCGGGCGGGCCTGCTGGGTTCACGGCGCGGAACTTGACTGACACAGCCGACCAAATATCCGGCGCGGCTGACCCCGCAAGCGGAAACAGAACTTCTGTCACTCACGGAGCATGACATGCCGAACATGAAAAAGGTCAAGGACGCAAGCGGCGCAATCGCGGCAAAGCTCAAGGCCATTGATGAAGACGAAAAAGAGCGCAACCTCTTGAGAAGGCAGCGCATGGCGGCGTCGCAAGCTGGATTGCAGTCAGCCGTTGCCGATCTCGATAAAGGCATGAAGGAATGAGCTTGTTCCGTGCTGGCTGGTTCAAGGCCGCATGGTTCGCGGCTGGCTGGTTTGGTGCGCGCAATGAGGTGCCGCAGACAGATCAGGCTGGCGGCGGGTTTTTTGTTGTCAGGAGGCCCCATAAGCGCAGCCTGGACGGCAACGTGGCGGGGCCAACTGACCCAGCGCAGGTGTTGCGCAACGTGGCGTCAAGCAAGCAAAGACCGCGCAGCAATCTTGTGCCGGTTGGGGCGTTGGGCGGGCCGCTCGCGCCATCGAAAGTGGCGCGCATCGACTTGTCGGGCTTTGTGTTCGCGCAAGACGGTAGAGCGTCGGATGAAGAGTTGGAGTTAATCGCAGCCGCATTGGCTGTGGCTTTGTAAGGAGAGAACCGTGGACGCAGAAACGATTACCCAAGACCAGCAACCGACGGCTGTTGATGAGCAGCGGCCCGTTACAGAGCAGGCCGAGGCTGAGCAAAAGCCCGAGACTGGCGAACAACCCCAGGCCGAAGAGGCTGAAGACGCCGACAAGCTGCCCGCGTGGGCGAAGAAGAAGCTGCGCAACGCTGAGCGGCGCATTGGCACACTGACCAAACGGCTCGGCGGGTACGAAGAGCGCGTGAGCCACTTGCAACGCGAGCCGATTGATGGTACAAATCAACCCGAGCAAGACGATAGCGAACGCCTATCGCTCTCACGCCAGGAACTTGCCGAGCTGGTGCGCCAAGAAGCGCAAAAGCACAGCAAAGAAGAAAGCGTGGTTGAGCATCGGCGGCGTGTCGCAGAAGGTCTTGTCAAGAACTTAGGCGCTCAGCGTTTCGAGGCCCTTTCGCACGACCTTGATGCAGCTCTCGGCGGGATTGAAATTCGCAAAGGCGAATGGAAACCAGCAGCCGAAGCCATATTCGAGGCAGACGATGTGAAGGCGGTTGTCGAGTATCTGGCTGACCCAGACAACGAGGCCGAAGCCTCTGCCCTTTCTCGCATGAGCGGCATTCAGGCTGGCAAAGCAATTGCCAAGCTCGAAGCCAAGCTCGAAGCGAAGAAAGCAGCAGACAAAGGCAAGCCTCAGCCAAGCAAGGCCGCTGAACCGCTCGAAGTGGGCAGAGGCCGAGGAACAGTAACCGCAGCACCTAACCCGAGCGACGTTAAAGCCTGGATCAAATTCCAGAACGAGCGCGAGGCAAAGGGTCTGTACCGCAACTAAGGATTAGAGATCATGCCTAACGCACTGCAAACTTCCCAGCTCATCACCAACGAGGTGTTGCGCATCGCTCACAATTCTTCCGCCTTCTTGGGTCGCATGAACACCGACTTTGAAGGCATGTGGAAAGGCAAATACGCTCCTGGCTCCACGGTATACGCCCGCCGCCCGGTGCAATTCACCGTTCGCTCCGGCGCTACCGCGAACATTCAGGACATCACCGAATCGACGGTGCCCATCACCATCAACCCCGAGATCGGCATTGACTTCGCCGTAAGCGATTTCGAGCTGAATACCGCGGTGCGCAATGATGGCAGCATCGACAAGGCGTTTCGTGAACGTTACCTGAAGCCTGCTGGCCTGCGCTTGGCTGGTTTCGTTGATTCCGCCGTTGGCAGCTTGGTGAAGAACGCAACGGCCAACTTCGTTGGTACGCCTGGCACCGGACCGAGCACTTTGGCCCACTTGGCCGAAGCGCAGGTTCCGATGGACAACGAGGCTTGCCCGCGTGATGGGCTGCGATTCGCTGCGCTGTCCCCGGTTGCCAATGCCGCCATCATCCCTAGCTTAGCCACGCTGTTCAATCCAAACGATCGGATTGGCTCGCAGTACAAGACCGGCGTGATGTCCCCGGCTTTGGGCATGGAAATCGCCATGAGCCAGAACGTGCCTTCGCACACGGTCGGCGGCTTGGGCGGTACACCGCTGGTCAACGGCGCTAACCAGGGCTTGGTGAATGCTGGCGCTACGGACAACCCGTTCTCGGCGACCACTTCATTGGTGACTGACGGCTGGACGGCTGCTGCCGCTAACCGCCTGCGCGCTGGCGATGTGATCACGATCCCCGGTGTTGTGGCGGTGAACCCGGAAACCAAGCAATCGTTGGGCACGCTTCGCCAGTTCGTGGTGACTGCTGATGCGGCTTCGGACGGTGCTGGCAACGCTACGTTGGTGATCTCTCCGGCGATCATCGCTGGCGGTGCCTACCAGAACGTCACCGCTCGTCCGGCTGACAACGTGGCCATCACGGTTGTCTCTGGCGCTGCTTCAACGACCTACGCGCAGAACGTCATTTGGCACCGCGACGCCATCACGTTTGTCTCTCCCGAAATGGAGTTGCCGAACGGTATGGACATGGCAAGCAACGCCACGATGGCTGATGAGGGCGGCATCTCGCTGCGCTTCGTTCGCGGCTTCGACATTGTGAACAAC